GCTGGCTTTTTTGTTGTTAAAATCCTGGAGAGGTACTCCTCCACCTAGCGACTCCTAGAAGAGCCAGGTTAGAGTCTAAGACGGAGGCAGACAGCTACCCCACACTGAGGCAGCGTTTGAAAAAAGTATACGGGGAGTAGCGTAGCACCTCGCTATCCGTTCTCCTGGCAGCCTTAACCCATTGGGAAGCTGATCCAGGTTCTTGTTGGAGGTACGCTATATCTTGCCGAGATTACAACGGACTAAACAAGATGAAGTACAGAATACTAACCAGGTATTTCCCCTGGCGTGGAAATCAGACGAGACCCTCCTAAGACAATGAAACAAAAGCTAACACCAGAAGAAAGAAAGAAGTACCTACTAGAGCTATACCGTAATAACGATAAGAAGTTTGGAGAAGCTTTTTATAGGCATTTTGTATTGATAAAAAAAGAAAATAAAAACGTCGAAATTATTAAAAAAGAGCCTCTGGAAACACCCGCCACTACAGCCACTAAAGAATTTGTACCTCTAGACGCCGAGATCTCGCTATTTACAGCTCCTTTGTAAACGTAACGGCGGCAATGGTTTATCTCACATACTACAGTTGCATGGTATATACCTATGTGATATACTTAGTACATGAATACAATACAAATGTTAGACGAAATGGTTAACGGCGACATCAATGACGAGATGGAAACTCTCGCTGAAAGGATGATCGAGAACGAAGTAAACGATCGTATATTAGAGAGTGTTGATTGTCAGGCTTGTGATGCTTATCAGAATGAGCGTGTTGCTCCTAGTTGTGAAGATCACGTAAAGGAGGTGATGACAAATGACAATTGATATGCTTAAGTTAAAGGTGAACGCTCGTAAGGTAAAAGGATTCGTGATAGCTGTGGCTCTAGTCAATCTCGTTGTAACTGCCCTTGTTATCTATCATGCTGGAGGTGCTGTCCTGTGGACAGTATTCAATCCAGCTAAGGTGCAGAGGGAGATAATGAGGATTGATAGGATGGTTGCGGCGGATGCTATTGAGGATGGAAGGGTTGTAAGCCCTATTCCTAGCCCAAAAGAGTAATCCCCGTAGCGGTAGGAGAGGTGGAAGAGAAGAACTTGAACAAGTTAGTTGACTACGTGCACTTTGCTGAAACCAGTAAAGGCGCTAACACTAATCCGTACGCTTTACACAATTACTGTAAGGGGTTGGGTAAATCGAACGAATACGGATATGGTGGGATGCAGAGCATGATGTGTTTCGAGAGCCACGAACAGGCTACAAGAGTAGTAGAGAGGTGGTTCAAGGACAAGCTCGCTTCCATGAGTGTTGGTGAAGCTACGTGTCACTACCATAGCAATTACTTAACCTATACGGGGAAGTAAGCGCCGGGGTGGTAGGTTGAACGCTGTGTTGCTAGATTTAACTACTTTTTGATTGGGCAGGTTACAAAGTAGCACCCCTGACAGCAGCGCAGCTTCCAGCCTACCACCCTATTGACTTTACACATACTGGTGTAGTATGGTTATATTATAAAAGAAAGGTATTATTATGAGCGAATTAACAGAAAAAGAAAAAGAAGACATAGACGAATCGTTAGGGTTTTTACCAGAGAATTATAAAGTTCCTAGCAAAGATAACGGCTATATGAAGTTTAAGCTTGGTGTTAACAAGATTAGGTTTATGGGTGTGCCTATCCTTGGGTACGAGATGTGGAAGGATACCGAGGATGGTAGGCGTCCAGTACGTTTTAGGATGGATGAAGATATACCAATGGCTGATGTACCAGAGGATGGTGTTAAGCATTTCTGGGCGGCTGTTGTTTGGAACTTCGAGGATGAGTTACTCCAGATACTTGAGATAACCCAACGTGGTATCCAGAAGTCTATTATGGCTCTACAGAGGAGCGAGGCTTGGGGAGATCCCAGGGAATACGATATAGAGATTACCCGTGAGGGTGAGGGGTTAGAGACTAGGTACTCCCTTATTCCAGGGTCTAGAGACCTAGATCCGGGCATAGATAAGTTCTTTAAGGACTCGGATATTAACTTAGAGGCTTTATTTGATGGAAAGAACCCGTTCGATGGAAATTGAAATAATACTACCAGAATTAAAGTGTGAGAGGTGTGGTCATACATGGAACCCACGTGTAAAGGTACCTAAGGTGTGTCCTAACCCTAAGTGTAAGACACCCTATTGGGATAGACCAAGAAAGGTTAAGAATGAACAGCCAAGTTAGTTGTTTAGAGTGCGGGGAAGCTTACGGTAATCTAATCAACCACCTCCCATACAAACATGATATGAGTATACAAGAATACCGAGAAAAGTGGGGATTGAAGAAGGGTGAGGGTATCATAAGCGAGGATATGAGAAACAGACACAAGCAAAATGATATGAAAGCCGTATCAGATGCTGGTATAGAGGCTAGGGAAAGGTATTGGACACCAGAAGCAAAAGAAGAGAAGAGGAAGTTTATGGAGGTAGAGGGTGCGAGAAGATGGACTGATGCGGAGTATTTAAAGAAGATGGAAGGAAACATTAAGAGGTTTATTAAAATGCGTAGAAAGGTTTCTAAGGAGGTTAAAGAGGAGTTACTTAAGATGAGAAAGAAGTGTTGTTGGTGTGATGCTGAGTACTCACCCAGAGATTTGGGGTGGGGAAGAGACAATTCGAAACGATTTAAAAACACTCACTTTTGTTCAAAGAGTTGTAGGATAGACGCTCAAAAAGGGAAATCATTTACTGAGTGGGGTGTGTACATGAATAAAATAAAGGGAGTTAAAATATGACAAGGTTAGAGAAGATAGGTGAGAGGGTATTCTGTTACTTCATGGTGTTGTTTATACCTTTCTTCATCATCATGTTGGTGTTATCTGTACTACTTTCGCTATATGGAATAGCAAGGTATGGCTTCTGGTAGAAAGGCGCTGAAGAAGAAGTGCGACAAGCTGTGGAGTGAAAAGATACGAGGCAGGGGTAGTTGTGAGAGGTGCGGTAAGAATACTGGATTACAGGCGGCTCATATCATATCACGCAGGTACGCAAGGACTAGGCATATGACTGAGAACGGTATGTGTCTTTGTCTTAGATGCCACCTTTATTGGGCGCACAAGGAGCCAGATCAGTTTACAGACTGGGTTAGGAGCACTAGGGGTAGAACTATATTTGAGTGGTTGAGAGAGAGAGCCCAGTCTACTGATAAGGTTGATTACGAAGAGGTTTATAAGAAGCTAAAGGAAACAAAATGAAAACTAGAGCAGATAAGCTAGAAAAGATAATTGAATATGCAGTGGGTAATGGCTATGACTTTGGTGTTTATGGTTTTAAAACCGAGTGGCTTGGGACAGAAACACAGTTGAGATGGCTTATTCAGGAATATGGGGATAGGCATGACAACGCCGTGTTTGAAATACTATTCGACCACTCATTTGCTAAGGCTTTTTATGGTGATTACTGCGGTTGTTTGGCAAGCGACCCAGGCTGGAGAGCGCACCTACAACAACAAGTACTAGCTTCAGACCCACTTATTTACGCTTGGGAGTATTTACAGGAGGTAAAAGATGAGTAAACCAACACGCCACCTTAAATGGGTGACGATAGACTTCGATCAGACAATAGCCCTTCACGACGGGTACCCAAACTTTAATCCAATAGAGCCTATGGTAGGTGCTAAGGAGGCTCTTGAGAGGATATGGGCATCAGGACACAAGATTCATATTTATACTTCAAGACCATGGGGATTCTACAACGTGATAGAGGATTGGTTAGTAGATAACGAGATACCATTCGACCAGATACACTGCGGTAAGGTACTCTCTAAGCTACATATAGACGATAGAGCCTTTAGATTCAATGACTGGAACGATGAGATTGATGACATAATGGAGATACTAGAATGAAGATACTATTAACGGCGGACAAGATACATGTTAGAGGGCCTAAGACGACAGATAACTCCTATAGTATTACATTTGAGATAGGTGAGTACGAGAGGGAGAAGGTAGCTGAGTTGTTACGCTTGACACCTGGTGTTATTATCCAGCTAACAGTAGAAACAACGGAATAACAATGCCATTCGAAAAAGGAAAATCAGGTAACCCAAAAGGCAGGCCACCCAAAGGCTACTCTATCACGGAGTGGTTTCAAGACATGCTCGGCAGTGATCCGGAAGCCAAAGAAAAGATGGGTAGGGCTATCTGGGCTAAGGCGTTAAGGGGAGACATAGCAGCACAGAAGTTGGTTTGGAATTATATGGACGGCATGCCCCAGCATGATGTAACATCGGGTGGTGAGAAAATAGAGGGGTTGGTAATTGTAACTAATGAAAGTGAAACTGAGCAAGTGGCAGACGAAAGTATTCAAGGATGAGCACAGGTTCAGAGTAGTTTGTGCTGGTCGTCGGTCGGGTAAGAGTGTTCTGTCTCAGCTAATTATAATAAACTGGGCTAGCCAAGAGAAAGGTTTGTACTGGATAGTTTGCCCTACATATCGTCAGGCCAAGCAGATCCACTGGAAGGGTATTCAGGAGTTTATACCACAGGACTTGATAGCTAAAAAGAATGAAGTTGAACTATCGATCACATTCAAAAACGGGGCTACTATCGAGCTTAAAGGAGCTGAGAATCCAGATGCTCTCCGTGGTGTTAAACTACGTGGTCTTGTTATTGACGAGATTGCGTCGATACGAAACTGGGACTGGCTTTGGAGCGAGGTTCTACGGCCTACTCTTACGGACTATGTTGCACCTGCTCTATTTATCTCAACGCCTAAGGGTTTCAATCATTTCTACAGCCTATTCGAGCTTGGTCAAAGGTCGGAAGGGGATTACAAGAGTTTCCGCTACGTCTCGTATGACAACCCGTACGTTCCCTCGTCGGAAATCGACAAAGCCAAAGAAGAACTCCTAGAAGACACGTTCCAACAAGAGTACATGGCTGACTTCCGTAAGTACACAGGTCTTATCTACAAAGATTTCGATAGAGATGTTCATGTAGTAGAGCCATTCCCTATACACGATGCCTGGGCTATATACCGTGGTATGGACTTTGGTAGTACTAACCCTACTGCTTGTGTGTGGGTAGCGGTTGATGGTGACGATAACTGGTTCATATTCGACGAACACTACGAAACAGGTAAGACAATAGACCACCACGCTGGAGTGCTTAACAGCAACCTATTAGCGTCTAAGGTACTGGGTACATACGGCGACCCATCGGGTGCTCAGTGGATTAAAGAGTTTATCCAACGCAAGGTGTTCATATCACCAGCTGATAAGGAGACGGGTACTAACATAGCCTCATGGGTTAGGTTAGGTATCGAGAAGGTAGCAGAGAAGTTAGTGATAGTACCAGGACACTACGTAGAGATACCAGGCGTTAAGTTTGATATTGATAAAGGCAGACCTAAGCTATTTGTATTCAATAACTGTATCAACACGATACGGGAGTTCGAGGCTTACAGGTGGCGTGAGAAGGCAGTTACACAAGCACAGGACCTAAATGAACCAGATGTACCAGAGAAAGCAAACGATCATGCTATGGATGCTCTTCGCTACTTTGCTTGTTCTTTTAACAAACACACACCTGAGGTGATACCAGCCTCACTGTTCAAACCAAAGGATTCTGTTATCGGGGTCTAGTTGGTTGACACGAAAAGGTTTCTCTAGCATACATGGTATATGACTAATAAGAAGGAACAAGAGCTCGCTGACGAGATAAACGAGCAGTTTAAGTTTTCTAAGCGCCTACTAGACACCATCCATAAGAGGATGAACGACCAGGAGGAGTTGTATCGTAACTATATCGATAGTAACTCTTACCCACACGCAGCTAGGGTGTTCGATCCCCGTGTATTCAGAATAATTGAGACTATTACGCCACGTATGGTAGCCCAAGAGCCTACTGGTGATTTCTATCCAGTAGAGAGTAGCGATACAGCTACAGCCCACATACTTAAAGCGTTGCTTAAATACGACTGGCGCAAGGCTTTGATGTTTCCTAAGCTGGTTAAGACTGTTAAGAGCGGTCTTATCTTCGGTACTACGTTCGGTAGGACCTATTGGGACTTCAGGGAGAAGGATAAGCCACGCATGGTGCCTAAGGAAGTTAACGGTAGGTTGGTATGGACACCTGATAACACTGAAGACATTAAGGTTGTCATGCACGACGGCCCTAACTACGAGCCTTTGAATATATATGACTGCTTCCCCGATCCCAACGCTACTTGTATGGAGGACATGCGCTGGTTCATCTACAGACAGTTCAAGACCATTGATGACTTAGAAGCTGAGAACGAGATGCGTGGTGAGGAGCACTACAAGAACCTCAAGAAACTACGTAACATGGTAGAGGATAGTGCTGAGAAACAGAATAAGAGAGGATCTTCTGGTGCTGACATGCAGTTCAGGGAGCACAGAAGGGTTATGTTATCTTCAGAGGACTATCAGGGCCAGGATCTATCTAATCCAGACTTTCCTGTACTTAGAAGGTTCACTCCTGATGGTTGGTGTGATTATGTACCAGATTTCGATATCATTATCCGTGAGGTATCTAACCCCTATTTCCATGGCGAGCTACCAATAGTTTACTGGACTGACTATCCCTACCCCGGTGAGTTGTATGGTATGGGTGAGATTGAGCCCTTAGACAGGATACAGAGAGCTATTAACGCTGTTCTTAACCAGAGGCTAGATAACGTACAGCTGGTACTCAACAATATGTGGAAGGTTAAGAAGAACGCTGGTGTTGATATACACACACTACAATCCAACCCAGGCCAGATCATAACAACTAACGACATGAACGCTGTAGAGCCTATTACCATACCAGATGTGACTGGTGGTACTTTCGTACAGACAATGGACTACCTCACAGCGGCTATGCAGAACGGTTCAGGTATAACCGACTACACGGCTGGTATCAACGACGGTGGTAACCTAGTTAACCAGACAGCTACTGGTGTTAGGCTAATACAACAAGAGGCTAACTCACAGTTCAAGCTGAAGATACAGCTATTCAACAAACAGATAATCGAGGAAGTATCTAACCAATGGAAGGATATGCGCTTACAGTTCACTACCGAAGCCCATAAGCTAAGGGTTGTAGGTAAAGAGGATGTACAAGAGTTGATGGAGAAGACAGACCTGGCTAAAGTGTCCCTTGAAGGGGAAGAGATAGCGCCTGGTGACTTCGAGACACCCACTAAGCTGATGGCGGCTGAGGACAATTCGTTCGCTTTTATTGATTTGTTCCCAGAAGACATACAACCAGCTATCGTGGGTGATTTCGATTTCATCGCTAGAGTGGCTAGTGACCAGGTAAATGACCCAGTAGCACTACAGAACAACTTTTTTACTGCGCTAGACCGTGTATCTTCATCAGAGTGGATACAGGGCCTGCAGATGAGTGGTAAGACGCTTAACTTCGAGAAGATGACCGAGGATGTCTTTGATAAGCTTGATCTAGGCCTCGAGACTGATGACTATGTAGAAGACGTAGAACAGCCTGGGTCTGAGTTAGATATGTCAGCTCTTGGTAATATGCCCCTGTCTGGGCCCGGCAACTTGACACCAGCCCCCGCATCCGCTACACCTGAATCAGATGGAGAAAAAGGAACTAACCCAGGAGCAGAAGGACTCTAAGAACGCCCAACTCGAAAGAGGGCTGGCTTATGACGAGATAAGCCGTAGCAAGGGTGTTGAGATACTTCGCCAGCTCATACAACAAAACACCGAAAACTTCATGATAAGCACCTTAAACGGTGAGTATAAGACTATAGAGGAGCTTAACCTGGCTCGTGGGACTATATTGGGTATGAACTCCATCATTAAGAGTATGGAGCAGGACATGGAGGCCGTTCGTAATGAGTCTGCCGGATCTGCCAAAGAGTGACGACGAGGAGTTTTGGGGTGAGGACGCCGAGATTGGTGTGTCTAAGCCAGTTAAGTGGCAAGAGTGTGAGTGTAGTGCTAAAGGTAACTTGAAGAAGTGTAGGACCTTAGAGACGTTGGAAGAAGGTGGGGTTCAGTGTACTAAGTGTCACAGGGGTACGTTCGTACCTGGGTACATGAGAGTACACAAGGGTAGGTTGATTGATTTGCGGTCGTAGTTAGGTGTTGGTTAGTTTGTGTTTATTTGTTTACTTGTTTACTTGTTTACTAAACACATGCTTCGCTCCCAACACCTTACTAGGGCTGCTAATCCCTCGCTCGTGGCGTAACCATGCTTATAAAACGGTCCTGACATGGACAGGTAAAAACCATGCTAATAAAGGAGGCTCACTATGTCACGCATAGATGAACTTGTTGCCGCCTTAGGAGATCACGAAGTAACTGACTCCGCAGGCGAAGTTAAGGAAGAAACAGAGACTTCCGAGGAGGATTCAACACCCCCTGAACCAAACGAAGAGGAAGCCCCGGTCGAAGAGGCAGCCGAAGAATCTCCTACCGAGGAGGTTAAAGAGGAAGCCGATGAGGTCGAGGACGAGTCTGGCAAGAAATACATCCCCATAGAAAGGTTCAATAAAGTCTATGGCAAGATGAAGGCAGCGGAGAGGAAAGCCACGGAGAAAGAGGCTGATTTATCAAGCATCGAGTACCCCGAAAACAAAGAATCCGCTCCTACCCCAGAGAGGAACTGGGACAAGGCTGATGTGTTAGAGGTCAAGCTTGCATACCCGCAGTTTGATCCTAAACCTGACGCTGAAGGTGAACCGACCAATTCCGAGTATAGTAGGGAGCTTGATGAGTTAGCATTCAGTTATTTGCAGGCTGACCCCAAGATAACCCCTATGCAAGCCGCTCAGAAGTCGTTAAAGACGTTTGAGAAGCTGACTCGTAAGGAAGTTGAGGTTCGTACTAAAGCTAAGAAGGTTAAACTATCCGCCTCTGAAACACCACTCTCAGGACGTAATAGAAGCAAGGGATCAGGTGAACCGGATCCTGGCAAAATGTCTTTCAAAGAGATGGAAAGCTATCTCAGAGAGACCGGCTACTTCGGCTAGATCTATATAGAAGAGAGGTGAAATAAATTATGGCATTAGATACCGCTAAATCGCTAACTAGTACAGTCTCGGAAGCTATAAAGAATCGTTATTATGACGAATTATTCTTAAGAATTGCTGAGGCCAACCTAGTACACAAACAGCTCGGACAGCTTAACCGTAAGATCCCCCAAGGATCTGGTGGTTACTCCGGGTCTGTAGCAACCGTATACTGGACAAAGTGGACCAACTTAGACTTAATAACTGCTGGACAGGGTGAGGGTTATCCCACAACCGCTGTTTCCATGACAGCTACTAACGTAACAGGTGCAACCGCACAGTACGACAACGCCGTCTCAATCTCTGACCTATTAGCATACACCTCATTTGGTGATGTTATGAAGGCAGCTGTTGAAAGACTTGCTTACAACGCAGGACTTTCAATCGACACGGTGATTCGTAATACGATCTCCAAGTCTGGAACCCACATTGGTGCAGTAACTCGTGCTGCTTTCACGTCTACACCGGCTACCGCTACTTTCGGGATAACCGCAGTACGGAAATCGAGTAGGCTCCTAAGCAGAAACGACGCACAGAAGGTAGGTGGTTCTTGGATAGCTGTTATTCACCCCGACGCCGTATATGACCTTCAAGGTGATACTACGACTGGTGGATGGATTGACGCTAACAAGTACACATCTCCTAACGCAAATAAACTAATGACAGGTGAAATTGGTAAACTCATGGGAACAAGGTTCCTTGAGACTTCCAACGCATTTGTTGTTGGTTCAGGTGTGACTGCTTCCAGCTCAGTTTACGTTACTTCCGTAATGGGAAGCGACGCATTCGGTGTCACAGAACTACAGGGACTGAAGACCTACATTAAGGACTACAGCTCAGGTGGAACTGGAGACCCCACAGAGAAGATTGCTACCGCTGGTTGGAAAACAACCTTTGGTGCTGCTTCTTTGAACAGCGACTTCTACGTGAACTATCAACACACAGTTTCTTCAACTGCGTGATGTCCGTGGAAACAACAATCAGCCATCCTTCGGGGTGGCTTTTTGTTTGACAAACAGGATGTTTGATTGACAAATAGTATATTAAATGAGAATATGCGCCCATGCCTCCCACCACGCCCTATAACCCCAGCTGGAAGAAACACGAAGAAGACCTAACTAACCCCGATAATAAGAAATCCTTAGAGGCCGCCGATAAATTTGATCTAGAGAGACAGTATGAGATGGCTAATGACCCCAAAGCAAAGCGCTGGGAGGAGTCTAGGAAAAAGGCATGGGCTAAAGACAAGCCTGAGTGGGCCAAAGCCAAGCGTAAGGAGAAAGAGGAGCGAGTAGTAGATCTTTTAAGAGAACTAAAAAATGGAGGAACATACATGAAGAATCTAAAGCCTGTACCAGGCTATATTATTGTTAAGAAGGTAAAGATGGACTCAATTACTGAGTCAGGGATAGCGTTACCTGATGACGCACAGCTTAGGGAGTTACCCACAGCTGATGTTGTTGATATATCAGGAGACAAGCAACACGATAATGGGGTAGTTGAGAAGTGTCCATGTAAGGTAGGAGATAAGATACTACACAGGTTTGGAGCAGGGCTGGACATATCTAGTAAGCAGGGCGATATCAAGCTGATGGGCTTTGCTGATGTATTAGCTATATTTGAGGATTGATATGTGCGTGATATCTTGCGTGATTACTTCGCATAACGGTAGGCTAGATGTCCTTAAAAGGGCTATTGATTCAGTGTTTGCACAGTCTTACACTGATTGGGAGCTTATATTGATAGATGACGCCTCTAAGGATGGTACTGAGGAGTACGGACGTAAGCTAGCTGAGGATAATGATAATGTTAAGTACCATCGTATTAAGAAATGTACCCAGAACCACGCTATTGGTAAGAACATAGGCACTAAGATGGCTGAAGGTGAGTACATAGCCTACCTAGATTCAGACAATGTTTTCACTAAAGACCATTTTCAGGCCCTTATTAATGGGTTTGAGGATGGTATTGATCTGGTTTATGGTGTTAGGAAAGTTATTGACGAGGAGACTGGGAAGATAGCTGGTATGGGTATCTCTATGGAGTTTTCCCCCAGGGTGCTATTAGAGCGTAATTACATAGATACCTCAGACTTTCTGTGTAAGAAGCAGGCTATACTAGATGTAGGCGGTTGGGATGAACGCAGTACTAGGATGCTTGACTGGAACCTCATGGTACGCATGGTCAAGATGGGTAAGGTGTTCAAAAGGGTTAATCTGGTAGTAACAGACTACTACATAGGTGGTGAGGATAAGCTATCTTCTACTGAAGAGAAGTATCCTTGGACACCTGTAGATATAGAGATAGAGCTACCCTACCTTAAAGAGTTAGAAGAACCTAAGGTAGCTGTGTTTAGTCTTACTTACGATAGGTTAGAGATGACAAAGAAGTGCTTCGCTAGCCTCAAGGAGACGGCTGAGTATTCTTACGACCACTTTGTATACGATAACGGCAGTAGAGACGGTACAGTAAAGTATCTAGAGAAGGGTGATTTCAAGCATGTCACCTACAGCGGTGATAATAAAGGAATATCTATAGCCTCTAACGAGATCATTAAGACTATCAAGAGTTTTGATTACGACATTATAGTTAAGGTAGACAATGACTGCTTGTTCCAGAGTAGTGGTTGGTTGAAAGAGATGGTAGAGATATGGAAGAGGAACAGACTAGTATCCTTGTCCACCTACATCTCTGGGCTTAGGGGTACCCCTGGCGGGGCTGAGAGGTATGCTTATGGGTTTATAAACAAACAGTTGATAGGTTTAACTAGGCATTTGGGCGGTATATGTCACTTCGTGGGTGCGAGTGCTTATGATGATTTTAAGTGGGATGAGACCCAGCCTATGCATGGTGTGCAGGACCTTGAGTTTTCCAAGTATCTCCTTAACAACGGCTATGATATGGGGTATCTAGAGAACTACCAGGCCGAACATTGTTATGGTACTGAGGAGCAGATTAAGAAGTTTAAGAAATACTTTGAGAGGCGTAAACAGGAGAAGATTGATAGCTATGAAAAGACTAACAAAGGTAAATAATACTCCTGAGCATTGGGATGAGCAGTATGTTGACTCTCCTGATAGGTCTTGGTCCGTGTTTCTTAACCTATTAGTAGCTCATCAAGTGCTGCCGGATAAGTCTGTAGTAGACTTCGGCTGTGGGCGTGGTTTTCTACTTGAGGCCATAAATGTTTCTAGGGAAGACCATGGTGAACTATATGGCATTGATTATAGCGAAGAGGGGATAAATAAGGCTAGGGATAGGGTTCCTCAGGCCCAGTTCATGGTAGGCGATGTTTCTGACGTGCCTATGCCTGATGATTACTTTGATTACGCTGTTTCTGTTGAAGTACTGGAACATCTGGATAAGCCAGAGGAGATGGTACGTGAAATGAGCAGGGTTCTTGGCAGAAGTGGTACTGCTTTGCTAACAACCCCTTGGAGGAATCTTGCTCCTAGCCCCCAGCATATGTGGTCCTTTGAGGTAGAAGATATTAAGAAGATGTTTTATAAGTATTTTGCTGATGTACACGTTATAACCATGGCTTCTTCTCGTGGTGTTTATAGAAAGTATGATGATGGCAGTGTTTCTTGGAATATTCCTCCAGGCACTATAGATACAATATTTGTGAGGGCTACCAAATGAAGATTAGTGTTTTAACTGTTACTTATAACCAGCTACCAAGCCTTAAGAATCTCTATCAATCTATCCTGGACCAGAAAGAGTATCTGGAGGAATGGGTTGTGTTTGATGACGAGAGTACTGATGGTACAGTAGAGTGGCTTAAGGAGACAGTTGAGGGCAGTATCCCCTGTAAGATCATATACGGCGTTCATGACGATAAGCAGCTGATTGTGGCTAAGATGAACAAGTGTATGCAGTTAGCTGAGGAGGGTGTGTTTATACTGGTGTTTGGTGATACCTGGCTAGGCGGTGATGCTCTTAAAAGGATATCAGATACATATGTAATTAATAGCTTCGGGGCGTCTTATCGAATAAACGTCAAGTTAGACGGTACTTTTCTTAGTAATGACTATAGACTAGAAGAATCCGAGGATGTTAGAGAAATGAACAGTACCTTTATGGGTTGGCAGGCATTTCCCGGTAATGGGATGGTTACAACTAGGTTTATTATGGAAAGGATTGGCTGGATAGACGAGAAGTACCCTGGATACGGTATTGATGACTATGACACCGCTATGCGGGCTAAGATGAACGGTGCGGCGCTGTATTTATATAATAACGTAAAGGTGTACCATGTGGACCATCCCACAAAAGACAGTACTCCCGATAACATGGTCAGGTACATGAAGAAGGTTAATGGTTCTGGGTATGAGTATGGTGGTGATACAGTAAAACTACTATTAGAGGCATCCGGAATAAGTTTGCGCTATCTCCAGTATTTGGTGGAGTACAAGGCCAAGAATCCTGGATTCAAGGTTACCTTAATAAATAGGTATGCAACAAAGGACTACGAGGCTGGCTGGATTAAGGTTGTTAAAGAGGAGCAGCCTTATACCCACCTACTAACAGACCCATACTGGCTTAGTGGTATGAAGCATATAGTTGTGTACGGTAGGGTGGAAGATTTGCTGAAAGATTTTGATAGGTTGAAGATTAATAACTCGGTGAGGTGGTTAAATGATTGATGTATACAAGGACGTTATAGAGGATGGTGGGTGGGTATTCACTGCTGGTAACGGTGGTAGCGCTAGTACAGCTGAACACTTCAGCAACGACCTGTTTTCATGCGGGGCTGGTGCAGTGTGTTTGAATAGTAATACGTCGATAATGACTATGTTAGCTAATGACTTTGGTTATGACCAAGTGTTTAGTAAGCAGCTGGATGTTATGGCTGAGCCGTGTGATTTGTTGGTAGTATTCTCGTGTAGTGGTACATCTCCCAACATACTTAAGGCTTTAGAGACAGCGAATGATATAGGTATGCATATCATCACTTACTTTGGTGATGGTGGTAGTTACGAAGAGATAGAGAATGAGCATCTTGTTATATGTCATGAGATAAAGGAAGCATTGAAATGATTGTATCCCGGACACCAGTTAGAATAAGCTTTGCTGGGGGAGGAACCGATATAGAGGCCTATTACAAGGATTCTGTGGGTGCGTGTTTGTCCACGACTATAGATAAGTACATATATATAACCGTTAATCCCAAGTTTGATGACAATATAAGGGTGGCTTATTCTAGGGTTGAGTATGCAGATAACAGTTCAGGTATTAAGCATGATCTGATAAGAAACGCTTTAGAGGCGTACGGTATTGAGTCTGGTATAGAGATAACCTCGGTATCCGACATACCTTCAGAGGGTACTGGTTTAGGATCTTCTAGTGCCTATACGGTTGGGTTGTTAACAGCCTTATCAGCGTATTCTGACAAGTTTTATAGCCGTGAGGGGTTGGCTGAGACAGCGTGTACTATTGAGATAAATAGATGTGACCAGCCAGTTGGTAAGCAGGATCAGTATGCAGCAGCGTTTGGTGGTCTCAACCTTTACGAGTTTAGTAACAAAGGTGTATCGGTTAGTCTTTTAAGGCTGCCTAACGGTGTGTTAGAAGCTTTTAATGATAACCTGATGCTGTTTTATACGGGTGTTGTGCGCAAGGCTTCTCCAATCCTAAAGAAACAGGTTTCAAACATAGGGTCTGATCCTGAGGTTAGGGAGAGTATGGATAAGATGGTTGGTTTAGCCTATGATATGGCGGTCTCACTAGAGTTGGGGAATATAGAGGATGTTGGGTCGATTATGGACAAGGCTTGGTTATTAAAGAGGGATCTAGCTTCTGGTATATCTAATCGTAAAATAGATGGTTGGTATACCCAGGCTAAGGCCGCTGGGGCTACTGGTGGTAAGGTATTGGGCGCTGGTGGTGGTGGGTTCATGTTGTTCAGTGTTCCAAAAGACAAGCAGGATCAGGTAGAGCAGAGCCTGGAGTTGAAGAGGGTGCCGTTTGAGTTTGAAGGCTTTGGTAGTAGTTTATTATTCACATAGGAGGAGATATGATTGCTGTAGTAGTACCAACATGTAGGCCAGATTTATACAAAAAAACATTCCTACCAGCCTGGCGGGATTTGTTTACGAAGCACGATGTTGCTTTGTTAACAGTGTTTGACCATGCTGATAAAGAGAAGATAGTTCTCGATGTACGCACTAAAGACGAAACTTGCTCTGTTGGTATCAAGGATGTAATGGGTAAGAACATAGACCTTATATATAACAGAAACGCTAGTATCAAGAACGTTGGGTTCTTCTATATAGCAACACAAATGCCAGAGGTTGAGTACATTATATCTTTAGACGATGATGTAGAGCCAGTTGGTGATAGCATCCAGGATCACATAGATATACTCAATACTAGGGCGCCTATTAGTTGGATGGCTGTGGGTGATACCTATACTCGTGGGTTTCCTTACGATGTTAGAGAAGAGGCTGAAGTGGTTGTTTCTCATGGTGTGTGGGATAACGTACCTGATCTAGACGCTCCAACACAGTTAGTAAGGGGTGGGCATCCTATGAAGTTCTTTAAACAACCCATTCCTAAGGGTATCTACTTCCCGTTCTGTGAGATGAACATTGCGTTCAAGCGTAAGGTACTTCCTTATATGTATCTATCACCCCAGGATGTTGAGCGGGGTATAGAGAGGTGTGATGATATCTTTTGCGGGATTAACGTTAAAAGGAAGATAGATGAACACGGATGGGCTGCTGTTACAGGGTACTCAACTGTTTACCATACAAGGGCTTCTAACGTGTGGTCTAACCTCAAGAAAGAGGCGTTCTTCATTGAGTTGAATGAAACCTACTGGTCTGGTGACGAGAGTGATCCGTTCTTTGATATCTACAACGAGAAGATGAAACGTTGGGAGGCCCTGTGCCAAGAATCTGCCTAGATATCGATGATGGGTCTATTCTAAGAACCCGTTGGGATCTCCTGCTAAAACTAAAAGAACACTATCCTAAGCTAAAGGTTAGCCTGTTCTGGATACCCTACGACCACGAAACAGAGAGTAATAGTGTTTTGATGATTAATTTTGGTTCTAGGTTGAAGATGCTTAAGGAGAATCAGGACTGGATAGAGATAATACCCCACGGACTAACACATTCTTACCCAGAATTTGAGAAAGCTGATAGAGAGGCCACCTTAGAGTCGTTACGTGCCATAGAGACGATCCTAGAGACTCAGGGGATCAAATATGTGAAAGGTTTCAAGGCACCTAACTGGTTGTGGAATGAGGATGTGATTTCTGTTTTGGACGAGAAAGGTTGGTTTGGTGCGGTTAATCCTAATCATGCTGATATGTTAAAGACTAAAAAGTACTACGAGTACACTGACACAATTTATGACGAGTTCTGGAAGGAAGAGAAAGATTTTTATGGTTTACACGGACATATGACATTTCCAGAGTACAATAATTTAGAAGGTTGTATGGTTAACCTCATGAAGATTCCTAGAGACGCTGAGTTTGTGTTTGTATCGGAGGTAGTATGCGAATAATAGGGTTCGGTAACGCCAGTGGATCTAAGTATTGGAGGATTGTGGATCCTTTCAAGCATTTACGGGCTTTGGGACATGATGCTCTTGTTTGTGAGAGCGGTATCACTGAGGAAGTTATAAACTACGCAGATGTGGTTGTCCTCCAGTCAGTTGTGGATAAAGCGGGGATAGCCCTAATAAGGGCTTATCAAATGGAGAAAGGTCTGACTGTAGTAGCTGACTGTGATGATGGTTTGGATATTAATGATGATAATCCCCACGCTAAGGAACACGAGGTTGCGGATGCTATCAACACTATACCAGTTGTGTTGAGAATGGCTAATATGGTGACAACCACCACCCCTTATTTGGCTGAGTATTTAAAGACTTTTAACAAGAATACATTTGCTTTGGCCAATTCAATGGATATAACTAGGTGGGATCTTCCTAAGTATAAGAATGAGTCGGATAAGATTCGTGTGGGTTACTCCGGTAGTATTACTCACTTAGAGGATTTTAAGATCGTTAGAACGGCGTTTAGGAGGTTGTATAAGGAGTTTAAAAACGTTACTTTTGTTACTTGTGGTGATCCTAGGTGGTCTTCTGTATTAGAGGGCTTGCCCCATGAGTGTATGTTAGGGGTACCTTTTGATGCTTATCCAGCTAAGTTACATTCAATGAGGCTTGATGTAGGAGTAGCCCCGCTTAGGAACACTCCCTTTAACAAGGCTAAGAGTAATATTAAGTTCCTTGAGTATGCTATTGCTAAGGTACCAGCTGTTTACTCGCCTACTGTATACAACTACCGTGGGTTTGACTCTACGTTCGGGTTGGTAGCTGATACAGACGAACAGTGGTTCTTGGCTTTAAGGAACCTTATAAGAATAAAGACTCTTCGTAAGGATATTGTTGAGAACGCCTACAGCCATGTTAAGACACACTATGATCTTAGGCACAATATCCGGTTGTGGGATAAAGCATACAAGCTTGCCACGAAGATAAAATCAGTGTAAGGAGAAGCTATGGAGGCGTATAAAACACCTGCAGTACCAGCCGCTGATGAGCCTGGTTTGCCGGTACCTGACCACGATATAGACAGTAGCGATACGGCTAAGGATTACCCCGATCTTGAGCCGCTAGATGTTTTGGAAGCGAGGGGTATAGATCCTGTTCTAGATTCTCTGGGTATCGAGGAGCCGTTAGATCATATAGACGGAGCTGATAGGAATAAGATCTCTGATATCGGTAGGTACATCAAGGATGTAATCGATAACAGGAAGCTTAAGCCTACCTTTGGTAACTTCGAGAAGGTGTTCGATGAGATTATGGGCGGGATGGATATGGATGACGGGGTTGAACCCTACGCCATTATAGACCGTATTAGTGGAGTAGTACGTGGTTGGAGGGATCTAGGGTTTATAGAGGATTCTAGCCAGAAACGGTCTTTGTTTATGAAACTAGCACGGATGAATAGCTCTAAGGATATGAATAAGTTTATTTATGATGAGATGGAAAAGAGGAAGGTATGGCAATAAGAAGGCCCGTAGACCAGCATAAGTTTAGCCCTGACCAGATGGCGAGTGATTCGTTCGATAGAACGTTCAGACAGTACGCTGTTGAGGTCTTGGGGTATGACGGTACTAATCTACAAAGGATAAGGACTGACGAAAGCGGTGTATTGCAGACCACTGACAAGAACTACGCTTACAAGGTTACTGAGGATGGAGATGTAACCTACGTAGCTATAGGGGCAGTGGGTTCAGCACAGGCATCGGATGTGTGGCAGGCCATGAAGATAGATCAGACCACTGGAGCGGTTATAACGTGGGCTGATGGGGACAGTGACTTCGACAACGTGGCAACAGATTTATCAGTGTTATCATATTCATAGGAGGTTTTCATGTTATCGGTACTTATACCGTCACGCAATGAGAGGTTTCTTAATAGAACAATGCGGGACATCTTCGAGAAAGCAGAGGGCGATCTTGAGATAATTGCTGTAATAGACGAGAAGTGGCCTGATGAGGTTATGGAAGACCCCCGCATCAAGTATATACACCCAGACAAACCAGGTGGGTTGAGGAACGGCATTAACCTTGCTGTTGAGGCGGCTACGGGCGAACATGTTATGAAGTGTGACGCACACTGTATGTTTGACCAGGGGTTTGATGTTAAGTTGGCAGCTGATTGTGAGGAGGATTGGTTGGTTATTCCTTCTAGGTACAGTTTATTAGCCGATGATGATAAGTGGGAGATAGCTAATACAGGCAAGTCTAGGGTAGATTACCACTACCTTAGTTTTCCTTTAGATGTTAGACCTAAAGAGAGGCCTGGTCTTCATGGTAGGGTTTGGAACGAGAGAGCACGTAGTAGAAAAGACAAGCCTGAGTATGAGATTGATGACGAGATGTCGTTCCAGGGATCCTGTTGGTTCGCTAACAGAAAATATTTCATGGACAACATCTATCCTATGCAAGAAGAGGGGTTTGAGACTTTTATCGCTGAACCACAGGAGATTGGTATTAAGTACTGGCTTGGTGGTGGTAGGACTGTTGTTAACAAGAAGACTTGGTACGCACATCTGCATAAGGGTAAGAAGTGGGGTCGTGGATATTTCATAGACAGAAGACCCCTCAGGCGTGGTAATGCTTATTCTTGTGATTATTTCATGAACAATCGTTGGGAAGACAGGAAGCACGACTTATCATACTTAATAGAACGGTTCTGGCCCATACCTGGGTGGCCTGAGGACTGGGAAAAACAATGGGCGGAACATGAGGCTAAGCAGAAATCATAGTACCCATATGCCGCTCCTTATGGCGGCTGTTTCCCGTACTGACGGTGATGTGGTTGAGTTGGGTACTGGTGCGTTTAGTACCCCTGTGTTGCACTGGATGTGCTATCCAGACCGTAAGTTAGTCTCCTACGAGAGTAACGAGGATTACTACAAAGCAATAAAGAGCTTTAAGTCTTCTGAGCACGAGATCCACCTTGTTAAGGATTGGAACAAGATAAGGATACAGACTAATTGGGGTGTGGCGTTTGTAGACCACGCACCCGCTGAGAGGCGTAAGGTAGAGATCTCTAGGTTAGCAAACTATGCCAGGTTTGTAGTAATCCATGATTCAGAGGAGGCAAATGACGATCAGTACCATTACAGTGATATTTATCCATCGTTTAAGTTTAGGTACGACGATGATCTGAGGCCCCGTACTACAGTGTTAAGTAACTTTGAACCATGCAATATACTTTAAACACTAAGAATCCAGTAGCTATAAAGTCTCTTGAGTACACCCATCCAGAGCCGTATAAGAACATTCCTGACAAGTCTACTAACCTTGGGTTTATAGAGAAGCTAGGTGAGCATAGGTGGGGATTGCTAGACCTTGGATGTGGTGGTGGTAAGTTTGTAAAGGATTGTAATGATAATGGTATACCAGCGGTTGGTGTGGAAGGGAGCCCGCATTACTTTAACTACAAATGGTCTGAGTGGGCCACTGTTCCAGACAAGTTGTTTTTGTGCGACATAACAAGGCCGTTTAAGTTTAATGTTAAGTTTGGGTATGTAACCGCTTGGGAGGTAATGGAGCACATACCAGAGGAGAGCCTTGAGACGTTGTTTGATAACGTTAAGGATAACTGCTGTGGTAGTTTTGTTGTTAGTGTTTCTAACAAAGATTGCCCTAGTAAGGACGGTAAGGTGGATTATCACGTCACTAAGAAAGACAAGGATTGGTGGATTAAAAGGTTTGAGGATAGCGGGTTTATAAGGAACCACGAGGAAGAAGAGCTATTTGAGGGGTCTTGGGTTAGAAACGAAAGGAGTAGTTTTCACCTAGTATGGACACTTTAGATTACATTATTAAGAAATATAACATTACAGACATGGGTGAGATGCCCATTGATATACCTAATGTTGGTAGGAATAACCTACCCGAACTGTTCAACGAGTTGGGGTTTAAAGAGGGTGCTGAGATTGGTGTAGAGAGTGGGGCTTACTCTCAGGTATTGTGTGAGGGTAATCCTGGTGTTCATTTGTATTCAATAGATCCGTGGAAATCCCACAGAGGTTACAGGGATCATGTTAACCAGAAGAAATTGGACGGGTTCTATAAGACCGCTAAAAAGGTGTTAGCTCCGTATAACTGTGAGGTTGTTAGAAAGTTTAGTATGGATTCTGTTAATGATTTTAAAGACGGTTCTCTTGATTTCGTGTACATAGACGCTAACCATGACTTTGTTAATGTTACTAACGATATACACGCTTGGTCTAGGAAGGTTAAGGTGGGGGGAATACTAGCTGGCCATGATTATGTTATTAGGAGTAAGTGGCAGGATATGCAGCATGCTAAATTAGTGGTTGATTCGTATACTAGGGCTTATGGTATTAGGCCGTACTTTGTGTTAGGAACTAAAGCGATTAATCCCGGTGAGGTTAGAGATAATACTAGATCATGGATGTGGGTAATATGAAAGTACACCAGAACATCATTGTAGACGGCAAAGATCTGGGTGATAGGCCCAGCCGTAAGCATTCCAAGTTCTGTAACGAGGGTAAGTGGGATAACTTCATAGCCCCTTTGTTACTTGAGGATTGCACCGACATGACTCTGGTAGAGTTTGGTAGTAACGCCGGCATGTTCCTTAAGATGGCCATAGATAGGGGGTTTAGTAGGGCTGTTGGTATTGAGTACCAGGAGAAAGAGTACGGAGTATCTATAGAGTATTCTGGGTGTAAGGTTATTAACACGTTTGTAGACGAGAACTTTGATTACGACCAGTTACCTGTAGCTGATGTGGTTTTGTTACCTAACTTCCACTACCACCAACCAGTACAGACCACAGCTAGGATGGTAGATGCTTTGCTAAGAAAGACACGTTATGTTGTATTGGTAGGTATTGATAGGCCAGCCCCACGCCATTGGAAAACAGACGCACGCATTGGGCATACAAGGGGATACTTTAGAGACTGGGAAGAGGTTGGGGTTGTAGAGCCCATATCTACTGAGGGAGACCCCCATCCTAGGAATGGTATGTATGGGATATCATTCAAGTCCCAGCTAGAGAGAATGCCTGTAGATAAAATACATAAGGGTAAGAAAGAGATTAAGTATGGAGAGGCTGTTACTGAGTTTGTAACTAGACTGGTCTCTGGAGAAGATATATCGTTAGAGGATACTGACTACTGGAAAAAGGTTATGGCCCAGAAAGAAAGGCACCAGCCTGCTGAGGTTACTGTTGAGTACTTGTGTAGGTTAGGAGAACATCTGAGTAACATTGGTGAGGTGGGAATGAGGCACCCTATCCTTGTTGATAAAGACTACAACCTCTTAGATGGCGGGCATAGGCTGCTTGCTGCTAAGGTAACAGGCCAGGATAGCATAATAGGGAGGATACTGTGAAGATACTAGCAGCTACCGCTAACTTAGGTAATTTTGAAGCTCCTTCTGACAGCTTTGTGCCCCAGACTGTTCCTAACGTAGACCTCCATGCGTTCACTGATGATAACTTCCCACCTATAGCTGATATGGGGCCTAGGGCTCAGTACAGGATCTGTAAGACGTTTACCTGGCAGATGGTGCCTGACTACGATTTCTATATATGGTTCGATGGGTCGTGTGCTATGGATAACCCTGACTCGGTTAAGTGGTACTTGGAACAGCTAGGAGAGCATGATATAGCCATGTTCAAGCATCCCTGGAGAAAGACTATCAGGGAAGAGAATGACTATATTGAGTATCGTATGAACCATGATGATAACTATCTGATAGATAGGTATGGTAACGGTCTGCACAAAGAGCAGATGGCTGAGATTGACGCTGATGACTATACGGACGACGTTCTGTACGCTACTACTTCGTTTGTGTACAGGAACACTCCAAAGGTCCAGGAAGCGCTTAAACTTGTTTGGTACCATATTTCAAGGTATTATACCTGCGACCAGCTGGGGTGGACCTACGCACTGTGGAAAGCTGGGCTGGATATTAAAGTAATACCCAACAATGTATTTAAAATGCCGTATCTTACTTACTTAAGGGCGCCGTATCAGAAATGAACGATTTAACAGTACTCTACTACACAGCTAATCAGATAAACGACACTTTTTTTGAGAATACTAAGAAACAGCTTCTTTTAGCGGCTGATGGTAAGCCTATTGTTAGTGTGTCCCAGAAGCCCATTGATCTGGGTAAGAATATCTGTGTGGGTAATATAGGGGTGTCGGTATACAGCTTGTACTGGCAGGTGTTACAGGCGGCTAAGGAAGCAGATACTAAGTATGTAGCTACAGCCGAAGATGATGCTCTTTACGCACCCGGATACTTTGATACCTACCGCCCCCATCCAGGGGTGTTTGCTTATAACATGAATAAGTGGGGAATATATACCTGGTCTGAGCCACCCAGTTTTTCTTATAAGTTGGATAGGTATGTGTTCTGGAGCCTTATATGTGAGCGTGATTTATTGATCAGGGCCTTAGAGGAAAGGTTTGATACATATCCGATAGAGGAAGAAGCACCACTTAAGTACTTTGCTGAGCCTGGTAGGAGCTATGACGGCCACATGGGGTGCACTGTATGGCCTAAAGAGGCTTTTTATACTGTTACGCCTAACGTAGTCTTCTCTCATGACAAGGCCCTTGGTTACGGACACTTGGGTGTTAGGAAGGCTAAGGGAGATAAAGTAGTAGATAGGCTGCCCTATTGGGGTAGTGCAGAGGAGGTAGCAAAACTGTATGGATCTGTCGATACTGATTCCGTCAAGGAATGAAGAGTTTTTAAATAGAACAGTAGAAGACCTTATTGAGCACATAGAGGGTAATACTGAGGTTATTGTTGTTCTTGATGGTTGGTTTACTGATGTAGTTAAAGATCCAAGGGTTAGGGTTATACATAACGAAGAGAGCATAGGCCAGCGGGCCGCCATGAACCAGGCAGCCAGAACTTCAACAGCCAGGTACATAATGAAGGTTGATGCTCACTGTGCCTTTGACCAAGGCTTTGACGTTAAAATGATGTCAGTAATGGAAGATGACATTACAATGGTACCAGTAATGCGTAACCTCCATGTGTTCGATTGGGTATGTAATACCTGTGGGATGAGGGTGTACCAGGGACCTGATCCAGAGAAGTGCCGCAACGAGACCTGTAATTTTAACGAGCACGGTGGTGGGGTTGAGTCTAATTTCAAGAAGGATATGATATGGAACCCCAAAACAAATCCACAAAGCTCTGCTTACAGGTTTAATAAGAACCTACAGTTTAAGTACTTCCCAGAATTACGCAAGAAACAGGACAAGAAGGGGCTAGTGGAAACCATGAGTTTGCAGGGATCGTGCTTTCTCTGTACTAGGGAGAAGTACTGGGAGATTGAGTTGTGCGACGAATCGTGGGGTAGCTGGGGTCAGCAAGGTACTGAGGTTGCTTTAAAGACGTGGTTATCCGGTGGTAGGGTGCTTTGTAACCGGGATACCTGGTATGCACACCTGTTTAGGACACAGCCTGGGTTCAGCCATCCCTACCCTGGTGTGGGTAAATCACAACAGAGAGCCAGGAAGATATCTAGAGACGTGTTTCTTAATAACAAGTGGAAGAAACAGGTCCACCCCCTGCACTGGTTGTTAGACAAGTTCTGGTTTGCTTTAAAAGATGTTAGGGATGAGGAAGCACGCTGGGAAAATGAGGATCTAGCTGAGATGGGGTCTAGTAAAGGTATAATCTACTACACCGATAACAGTCTTGATGAGAGCATTCTAAATGCTTGTCAGAGCCAAATCAGTCGGGTTGGGTTGCCTATTGTGTCATCTTCGCTTAAGAAAATAAACTTTGGTAAGAACATTGTTTTCCCCAGTCTTAAGAAGGGGCATCTGGCAATGTTCACGCAGATTCTTGGGGCTTTAGAGAATAGTACCGCCAAATATATATTCTTTTGTGAGCATGATTGTTTGTATCACGCTTCTCACTTTGATTTTACTCCACCAAAGGATGACACATTTTACTACAACACTAATGTTTGGAAGGTTAGGTACGAAGACGGCCACGCTCTAAGAGCCGATGATTGGAAGCAGACCTCTGGGCTGTGTGCTAATAGAAAGCTTCTAATAGAAGAATACAAACGTAGGGTTGATTTGGTTAAAGAGGTTGGGTACAAACGTGGTATGGGGTTTGAGCCAGGTACTCATGAGAAGACAGCTGAGGCATGGGCTTCAGAGTTTCCTAATATCGATATAAGACATGACAAGAATCTTACTCCCAATAGATGGCGTAAGGATCAGTTCAGGAACAAAATATACACCGAAGGCTGGACAGAGGCTATTGAGGTTCCTGATTGGGGCAACACTGCCGAATTAATGCACAGTATTGGACACGAAAAATAACTTCCCTTATACATCAATTAAGTGATTATTATTGGGGAGGTCTATGGCCTTAGAAACAACACACACGTTCAGACAATGTAATTTTGAAAGAACTGGCAAATGTGACCAGTGTATAGGGTGTGAACATGACTGTGAGGAATGCCCGCACGGTGAGCGTCGTGGTAGTAAGATGTATTGTAAAGTCTATGATACTAGGGGAGATGTTTGCGAGTACTGTACTAACACAGAGGGAAGTATTTTCTATAACAATGGTAAGGATGTTACCCACCAGACCTGTGTTGACCACCCAGCCCACCCTAACCTGTATGTAATAAAGAACGATATCTGTGCTTATAAGTTTGAGCCAGTTACCCAAGATGATGCTGATAAGTTTGATGAGATTAATGCTGAGGTTAAACATATCTAAAGATTATGGCGATTAGTGTAAATTCAGTTAGGGGGAGGACGGCTTCTGCTTCTAGTGTAGATGTTCTCAACGTAACAGTAGGAGCTGCTGACAACCTCCTTGTATGTACGGTACAGGCCACTGATTCTTCTGTATCTGACAGGACTGTTGCTAATAATGGTGTTGTTTGGGATGCTGCTGGAGAGAATGAGACCTTTACCCGTGTAGACGGGTGTACTCATGATGATGGTGAGGACTTTCGTGTTGAAATATGGTATTTAGCTAATCCAACGGTTGCTTCTGGTAAGGCAGTTACAGTAACAATGGGCGGTAAGTGTACCGATGTATCGGCTGGTGGAGCTGTTATGAGTGGGGTTTATGCTGCTTCTCCTACAGGTGCTATCCAATCAGCTGAGGGTAACAATACCGCTCCTACCCTTTCAATAACCCCCTCTTACAATGACTCCTATATAGTTGATTCTCTGGTATCTGGTGAATCAGATGGATCTAAGATTGTTGAGGCCCACGAAAAGATACACAAGACTGATGTTGGTAGTGATACTCATGCTTCTCAGTACGTAGACGCTGTAGACACTACTGCCCAGACAATGAACTACACCGATACTGATGCGGATACTCTCTGGGTGTTATCTGCTTTAGAGATTCGGGCTGATCGTACACCAACAACAGTATTAAACTATCCTAACGATTTAGCTACTATCTCAGACACAACGCCTACTTTTGAGTTTACTGGTGATGACCCAGAAGACCAGGAGGTCGAGTACCAGATCCAGGTAGACACTGCTAGTACTTTTCATGACCAAACTGGTACTATGGACAGTTACTCCGAGAGTAACCAGGATTCTGATGTAACTATGTGGGGTGCCTCTGTCGAAGGGGCTGGTATTTGCCAGTCGTTTCATGGTACGGGTGGTGATGTTACGGGGTGTAAATTTTATTTAAAGAAAAGTGGTCTACCCACGGGTAATGGTATGGCCTACATCTATCCCCACGGTGGTGTGTATGGTGATAGCTCTTATTCTGCTTATTCGGAGGGTACAAACGCTCTGGCTTCGGTTACATACGATGTAAGTGCCTTAACTACTTCCTACCAGCTCATAGAACTTACCTTTGATACCCCTTATACAACGGATGGCAACACTGATTATATAGTGGCTTTCGAGTACATGGATGGGGATGTCTCTAATTATGTGCTTGCTGGGTATGATGGTTCTTCTCCCACCCACAGCGGTAATATGTGCAAACTTATTTTCAGTATTGGACATTTTTATGTGCCAGATAATACTGCCGATGCATGTTTTTACCTTTTGGGTGATCATCCTCTTCTCAACAAAAACTCAGAAGACGAGGATGCTACATTTACCAACACTACCGATGGTGGTGATACTCATCCGTTTGATGACGAGGATAAGGCTGATTATACAGTCCAAGCAGGTGATGCTCTTAGTGCTGATGATTACTATTGGAGAGTAAGGGCTAAAGATCCCGGTGGTAGTGATACTTGGAGTGATTGGGCTACTACTAGGTCTTTTACTTTAAGTGCTGATGCTCCCTCTGCTTCTATATCTCCTAGCCCCTCGGTTTCTCCTAGTGCTAGTGTTTCTCCATCTAGTTCTGCAAGTGCTAGTATTAGCCCTTCAGTCAGTGAATCAGCTTCTACATCTCCCTCTTTGTCAGAGTCTGCCAGTATAAGTCCCTCGTCATCAACATCTCCAAGTTCCAGTGCCAGTGCTTCTTTGTCGCCCTCTGTTAGCGAAAGCGCTTCCACCTCTCCTAGTTCTTCGGCTTCCGCTAGTATTTCACCGTCAGCTTCTACATCACCTAGCGTTTCAGAATCTGCTTCAACCTCACCCAGCTCGTCAGCTAGTGCTTCAATATCACCGTCATCCAGCACAAGCCCCTCGGTTAGCGAAAGCGCCTCTATATCTCCTTCAGCATCTATTAGCCCATCAGTTAGCGAATCAGCATCTATAAGTCCTTCGGCTAGTATTAGTCCGTCTGTATCAGAATCTGCTTCAATCTCGCCCTCAGCTAGCACTTCACCCTCTTCGAGTGCTTCTGCCAGTCTCTCACCCAGTTCTAGTGAATCAGCTTCTATCTCGCCTAGTGCATCAATCAGCCCCTCGGTATCTGAAAGCGCCTCAATAAGTCCTAGTGCTTCTATCAGCCCGTCAGTTTCGGAGTCTGCCTCAATATCGCCATCTGTTTCAGAATCGGCGTCTATTAGTCCCTCGGCATCAACCAGCCCTAGTGTTTCAGAATCAGCTAGTTTGAGCCCAAGTGCTTCTATTTCTCCTTCTGTGAGTGAATCAGCCAGCATCTCACCGTCAGCCTCAATATCTCCGTCTATTAGTGAATCGGCCTCTATATCCCCTTCAAGCAGTGAGTCAGCGTCAATTTCACCCAGCTCTTCGTTAAGTCCTTCAGTATCTGAGAGTGCCTCTATTTCCCCCAGCGCTAGTATATCCCCGTCAGTCAGTGAGAGCGCTAGCATCTCGCCTAGTGCATCTACTTCTCCTAGCGTGTCGGAGTCTGCTTCTCTCAGCCCCAGCGCATCAGTTTCGCCCTCGGTATCAGAAAGCGCCAGCATATCTCCATCTTCCTCAGAGAGTGCTAGTATTTCACCCAGTGCTTCTATATCTCCCTCGATCAGTGATAGTGCTTCTATAAGTCCTAGCTCTAGTGAATCAGCTTCAATCTCACCGTCGGCTAGTCTGAGTCCGTCAGTAAGTTCTTCGGCATCTTTATCGCCATCTATCTCAGAATCAGCCTCTATTTCCCCAAGCGCTTCTTTAAGCCCCTCGGTATCTGAGAGCGCTAGCATAAGCCCCTCTGCCTCTCTTTCACCCTCAGTTTCAGAGTCAGCTAGTATTTCACCAAGCGCCTCCATTTCTCCTTCTTCGTCTGAGTCTGACTTTGTTTCGGCCAGTGCCTCTATAAGCCCCTCTGTGAGCGAAAGTTCGTCACTCAGCCCCAGCTCCAGTATAAGCCCCTCTGTGTCTGAGAGCGCCTCTCTGAGCCCCTCAGCATCTGTTTCACCCAGTGTTAGTGATAGTGCCTCAATAAGCCCTAGTTCGTCGTTATCACCAAGTGTGTCTGAGTCTGTCAGCATCTCTCCTTCAGTATCGGAGAGTGCATCAATCTCACCCTCGTCTAGTTTGAGCCCTTCGGTAAGTGAGTCGGCATCAATCTCACCATCAGTGAGTGAGAGTGCTTCTATCTCCCCCTCGACCAGTTTGAGTCCTTCTGTTAGTGACTCAGCCTCTCTTTCACCATCAGTCAGCGAAAGTGCTTCTATCTCTCCTAGCGCCTCAATATCGCCAAGTGTAAGCGAATCAGCATCCATTAGTCCAAGTGCTTCTATCAGTCCTTCAGTATCCGAGAGCGCTAGCCTTAGTCCATCAGTATCAGAATCGGCGTCTATATCACCATCAGCTTCTATTTCGCCATCAGTCAGCGAAAGTGCGTCTATCAGTCCTAGTGTTTCTGAAAGCGCATCTATCTCACCATCAGCTAGCATTAGTCCATCAGTCAGTGAGAGTACAAGTATTTCTCCATCAGTGTCGGAAAGCGCAAGTATAAGTCCTTCTGCTTCCATCAGCCCTTCGGTCTCTGAGTCCGCATCGATCTCACCATCTGCTTCTCTTTCACCCTCCGTGAGTGAGAGTGCTTCTATCAGCCCCTCAGTATCTGAAAGTGCGTCAATATCGCCATCAGCTAGTATTTCACCATCGGTGTCCGAGAGTGCTAGCATTTCTCCTAGCGTTAGTGAGTCGGCCAGTATTTCTCCATCTGCTTCTCTTTCACCCTCGGTTAGTGAAAGTGCTTCAACAAGCCCGTCAGTCTCAGAAAGTGCTTCTATAAGTCCTAGTGCGAGTATTTCTCCATCAGTGTCAGAGTCGGCCTCAATATCACCGTCTGCTAGCTTGAGTCCCTCTGTGTCAGAAAGTGCTAGTTTATCGCCGTCTGTTAGTGAATCAGCATCAATATCTCCTTCGTCTAGTATAAGTCCCTCGGTTAGTGAATCAGCCTCTTTATCACCTTCAGTTAGTGAGTCTGCTTCTATATCACCGAGTGCATCTCTCTCTCCTAGTGTAAGTGAATCAGCTAGTATCAGCCCAAGTATTTCAGAAAGCGCCTCTATTTCACCCTCATCCAGCTTAAGCCCGTCTGTGAGTGAAAGTGCCTCTATATCGCCCAGCGCTTCCCTTTCACCAAGTGTTAGTGAGTCCTCTTCTATTAGTCCGTCAGCTTCTATTAGTCCGTCAGTGAGTGATAGTTCTAGTTTAAGTCCTTCTGCCTCTCTGTCTCCTTCTGTGAGCGATAGTGCGTCTATCTCACCCTCAGTAAGCGAGAGTGCCAGTTTGAGTCCTTCAGCGTCTCTTTCTCCCAGTGTTAGCGAATCAGCGTCTATTTCTCCATCAGTGAGTGAAAGCGCTTCTGTTTCACCGAGTGCTTCTATATCACCATCAGTTTCTGAGAGCGCCTCTCTAAGCCCCTCAGCGTCTATAAGCCCATCCGTATCAGAGAGTGCTTCTCTGTCACCGAGTGCTTCAATATCTGAAAGCGCCTCTATATCGCCAAGTGCTTCAACGAGTCCCTCTGTTTCGGAGTCTGCCTCTCTATCACCCTCAGCATCTATAAGCCCCTCTTCTTCCGATAGCCCTGAGAGCGGTGTTTATTACTTTGATTCTTCTGATGGTGGGCCCACAGACTCAGACAATACTTGGAACAATGAAACTAATGTAGATGATGGAACTGTAGATACAGACGCCACAGCCACTGTTACTTGTTTGGGAGAGGGGTCTTCTAATCAATTGAGGGTTGATGGTACCAATGCTCCGGGATCCGGCGATCCTATTGATGTAGTAAAAGCTAGGATTCATGACGGCGATCAGTGGAGTAGTTATTTCACAGTAAATGCTCCTGCGGGAGGTTGGGATTGGCCTGTTGTACAGGGGTTAGAATTAATGCTGTTCTGGATAGCGGGTGGTGCCCCCTTCTTTGACGACCATGTGTACGGGTATATTTACGAGGATGGTGATTACGAAGGTACCATTCTGGCCACTCTTACAGCCCCCACTACTGGTGCTACTGTTAGTAAAGTAGAGATCCAAACTATTTGGTATACTTCTCTGTCACCATCATCTTCGGAGTCAGCTAGCATCTCGCCTAGTTCTTCTATCAGCCCCTCGGCATCCACATCACCATCAGTATCAGAAAGTGCTTCGATTAGTCCTAGTGCGTCTATATCAGAGAGTGCTTCGATTAGTCCTTCAGCTTCTCTTTCGGCTGGTTCTGAATCGATAAGCCCTAGTCCGTCGATATCGCCCTCGGCTTCTCTTAGTCCCAGTGTGTCTGAATCAGCTAGTGTGTCTCCAAGTTCTTCGGAGTCAGCCAGTATTTCACCCAGCTCCAGCATAAGTCCTAGTATATCTGAATCGGCTTCGTTATCTCCTAGTGTTAGTGAGTCTGCCTCAGTAAGTCCTAGTGCTTCTTTAAGTCCGTCTGTTTCTAGTAGCGCTTCGATATCACCGAGTTCATCAGAATCAGCCTCGTTAAGCCCATCCGCTAGCTTAAGCCCCTCAGTTAGCGAGAGTGCTTCTATATCGCCTAGTGCAAGTATAAGTCCCTCTGTATCTGAAAGCTCTTCTGTGTCTCCTAGTGCTTCAATATCTCCGTCTGTAAGTAGTAGTGCGTCTCTTTCACCAAGTGCTTCAGAATCTGCTTCAGTTAGTCCTAGTTCTTCAATATCTCCATCGGTATCTGAATCAGCTTCTATAAGTCCCAGTGCCAGTTTGAGTCCATCTATTTCAGAATCGGCGTCTATTTCGCCCAGTGCTTCTTTGAGTCCCAGTGTTTCTGCAAGTGCCTCACTCAGCCCCAGTAGTAGTGAATCGGCTTCAATATCTCCATCGGCATCTATCAGCCCTTCAGTATCAGAGAGCGCTAGTTTAAGCCCATCAGCCTCTGTTTCTCCTAGTGCCAGTGAGTCGGTTTCTATATCACCATCAGCTAGTGTTAGCCCATCAGTCAGTGAGTCTGCTAGTATTTCTCCCTCGGGCTCAGCTAGTGCATCTTTATCGCCTTCTGTGTCCGAGAGCGCTAGTGTTAGTCCCAGCGTTTCAATAAGTCCTTCCAGTTCAGCTAGTGCTAGTGTTTCGCCTTCAGCCTCTATTTCCCCCTCTATTTCTGAGAGTGCTAGTATCTCTCCTTCCTCTAGTGAAAGTGCCTCTATATCGCCCAGCGCTTCGATAAGTCCCTCTGTTTCAGATAGTGCCAGTGTGAGTCCCTCTGCTTCGTTGAGCCCCTCAAGCTCTGAAAGTGCCTCTATCTCCCCTAGTGTTTCAGAATCAGCTAGTGTATCTCCATCCGCCTCTATAAGTCCTAGCGTTTCAGAATCGGCCTCGGTCTCACCGTCGAGCAGTGCTTCTGCATCAATTTCTCCTAGTGCTAGTATTAGCCCCTCTGTATCTGAGTCAACCTCTCTATCGCCTAGCGTTAGCGAGAGTGCTTCTATTTCACCATCGGCGTCGGTGTCTCCATCTGTTTCAAGTAGTGCTAGCATCTCGCCAAGCGCTTCTATTTCTCCAAGTAGTTCAGCTAGTACATCGTTGTCACCCAGTGCTTCGATTTCCCCATCCTCAAGCGCCTCGGCCTCAGAGAGTGCTTCAGTTAGTCCTTCATGGTCCCCAGAGGCGTATGCGAAAATAATAGTAGCCGATCTAGGCGTTTATATGATAGAAATATAGCTGTGGGAATAATAAAGATATTAAAACTAAAGTTTGAACAGTTTGATGGTAGGTATGTCCAGGTAGACGGGGATACCATGACAGGTACATTAACCACGGTTGGTAGGGTCTGTGCCACAACTAGGAAAACCACTACTTATACAGCAACAGAGGATGATAACGTAATATATTGTGATACTGACGGGGGTGCCTGGACACTCACGTTACCTGCGGGAATTGAAGGGACACATTATAAAATAATAAATTGTGGTAGTAACGCTTTAACGGTTGATGGTAACGGTTCTGAAACTATTTGGGGAGTAACAACGGCGACATTAAATACTGGGGATATTATAAACCTGCATTTCAATGCAACGGAAGGATGGTGGTGATATGAGTTATATAGGAGATAGGGAATTTTTATTAGAGGTAGCAAAAGGGAACATAACTGGGCATTCTATCATGTCCAAGTTTGGGCAGAACAATGCCCTGAGTGGTGCTTATGAGGATGTGTGGGATGGTGGTGGTACATACTCTTACCCAGCCAATGCCACAGCGAGCATAACCCACATTTACTCTACGGATGGTGGGGATGGTCAGGATATTGAGGTTCAAGGATTATCAAGCGACGGCACACTGACAGTTCAAACAAAAACGCTAGACGGTACTACTGCAGTAGCTTTAGACACGGCTCTGTGGAGAGTGTTCAGATTAAGAAACATGGGAGTTACCGATAACGCCGGTATAGTTCATGCTTCTGTGTCGAACAAGGCCACAAGTTACGCACAAATAGCGATAGGTAATAACCAGACATTGATGGCTCTTTATACAATCCCACTGGGTAAAACGGGGTATTTGTTACAAGGCACAAACTCACTTACCGGAACTAACAGGACATACTCTGTATCGGGTAAGATGTCTATGAGAGCTTATGGTGGGGTATTCCAACTAAAGAAAACCTTTGGTTTATCAAGTGATGGTTCAAGCTATATGGTAATGCCTTTTCCACTACCAGCAAAGATGCCAGCAAAGACGGATATAAGGGTTAGTGCTATAAGTAGTGCTACTGGTGGGATCAATACCACGTTTGAGATTCTATTAGTCGATGATTAGAGGCAAGTAGCAGTTGACACGAAAATAGAATAACCTTACGGTGTTGATATGAGTAATGTAAGAGTAGGCGGACTACCCGTTCCCAACGCAGCAAATGATACCGGCCAGACATACACCGGGACTCACCAAATGACGAATACCTTCGGGTATGTTCGTCAGCAAGAAGAAGACGTAGCTACAGCTAAAACCTTAGACGAGGGTGATTGTGGTGTCGTACAGAACGTGACAGCTACTTGTATAGTTACTTTGCCCGCTACAGTAATAGGCTATACATATAAGATTATAAATGGTGCCACCGATGGTACTATTAAAATTACAATATCTCCCAACGCTTCTGATAAGATCATGGGTAATGGCCTTACAGCGGCCGATGCTACTAATTTGAATAATACACTAGCCACCTCAATAAAAGGCGACTACATTGTTTTGGTAGGGGATGGTGATGCTGGTTGGGTAATACAAGAAACTGTAGGTACTTGGGTACATGCCGGAGTAAGTGCTTCAGCTTCAATTAGTCCTTCAGCTTCACTGAGTCCTTCGTCTAGTGCTAGTAGTAGTGACTCGGCTTCAATCAGCCCATCAAGTTCGTCTAGTACATCACTTAGCCCCTCGGCCAGTGATAGCCCCTCTAGTTCGATCAGCGCTTCCGTGAGTCCCTCAGTTTCTGAAAGTAAATCAACTAGCCCATCACCAAGTTTGAGCCCATCTAGCTCGGCTAGCGCCTCAATCAGTCCATCAGCTTCGATAAGTCCGTCCTCTTCGTTGAGTGAATCAGCCTCGATTAGTCCTTCATCTTCTATCAGCCCATCAGCTTCAAGCTCACCTGGTTAGACTCTCGTTGACAAGCGGCCAACTTCATTGACACGAAACATAATCCAGATTAGTTTGTGGTTATGGCTAACTCTCAAATAACTGAAACAGTTACAAACATTCTCCAGCAGGTCTCTGATTTGCGTGGGGAATCTACAATCAACACAGATGCTTTGCGCATTAGAGGTGTTACAGCTGCAGAACAAACCTTCGCTAAGAGACAGTTCTGGTCTTGCCACCTTTTAAGAGACCAAACCACTACTGGTGATGGTACTAATAGCTATGAAATAGGCTCTGCTACCTACCCAATGAGGCTTAAGGGGTTAGTTGAGACGTTTGTTGACGGTACAGGGGAATCCAACAGGATGAACCTGCTTAACTTTAACGAATACAAGCAGTGGTATAACTCCAATAACTCTAGCAAGATGGTGTATGAATACTACGACCAGGCTAACGATGTCTGGAAGATGTATCTAAACCCAGCACCCGCTGTTGGAGATACCATTACTTATTCTTACTACTACACACCCCCAGATAGAACGGCTGTTGGTGACATAGTCGTTTGTCCTAACATGGACGCTATTGTGCACGGCACTATGGCTTATATCTACGAGAGTGAAGAAGAAACTAACAAGATGAAGGATAGCGCTGCTCTTACAGAACAGGTCTTAATGGAACTAGAGGGGTTAGAAGTAATACCTAATATTGGTCAGGCTAAACAGATGAGTTCCGGGGTTAATCCAATGGGAATAAGAGGCTTAGGGAGCTATTAAAATGCTATGCGAGTATTTCCGAACAGGTACAAAGAACCAAAGAGACTTGAGGCTACTTACAAGAACTGGCTAAGAGGCCTTAATACCACCGTTTCTAACACCCAGATACGAGCCAATGAACTTTCAACTGCTACTGATATTGAATTGGTTGAAGATGGTAAGATACAATGCCCAAGATCCGGCCAGGCTTATTATGGTAGTACTAGCGGTTCTAGGGTTACTGGTATTCATTCTTTTTACCAGGCTGACGGCACCGATTCTCTAATAAGAACAAGTGCGACGACTCTCCAGAAGCTAAATATTTCTACACTAGACTGGGACAATATAGCTGGTAAAACATATACCACTACTTTAGATACACACATAGTTACTGCTTATGACAGGGCATACATTTGTAACGGCACCGATGCCCTTACTTATTATGACGGCTCAAGCATAACAGCCTTTACTGCTATCAGTGCTCCTACAATCGATTCTGTGGCACGTACTGGTGCAGACGGTAACTTTACCTTCTCTTACAAATTAACCGCTGTAACAGCCGTTGGTGAGACCACAGCTAGTGCTGCGGTAGATCAGACCTGTGTGGTTGATACTTTAACTGACTCTATCTACATGACTGTAGGTTGGACTCCTGTGGCTAGTGCTACTGGATACAACCTTTACGGTAGAACTGATGGTAACTGGATGTTTATTGCTTACATAGAGGGTCAAGCCTCTGCTGAGTATGTAGATGAGGGTGCGGTTACTCCTTCAACAGTGTTTACCCCGCCTTTAGCAAACACTACTGGTGGAGTGATAGGCAAGTACATTCAGGTTTATAAAGACTCTCTATTCGTTCTTGGTAACACAACTACCCCATCTAGGCTCTACTACTCCGGTGGTGGTGACCATATCCATGACTTTACGATTGATGGTGGTGGTGGGTTTATAGATATATCCAGAGACGACGGTCAAAAGGGCACTGGAATGATCGTGTTTAAGAACAAGTTGCTAGTGTTTAAAGAACGGTCTCTATACGAGTTTTCGTTCACTACTTCAGGATTACCGCAGGTAGTACAGATCAACCCCTCAATCGGGTGTATGGCTCCTAGATCTATAGTGTCTGTAGAAAACGACGTGTTGTTTATGTCGCACATTGGTGTGTATACGGTAGGTAACGAAGCGGGATTCGCCTTTGATGTGCTTAGAACTAATGAGCTTAGTGCTAGGGTTAGGTCCGAGGTTAGGGGAATTGACCCAGCTTACCTGTCTAGAGTAGCGGCTATATACGTTAATGACGCCAGTAAGAAACTGGTTATCTTTAGCTACACACCCTCTGGATCTACTACCAATTCTAAGGCCCTTATCTGGGACAGGGAGCGTCTTGCCTGGTATGAGTGGACCAATATAACGGCTAGTTGTTGGACTACTTGGGTAGATGCTAATGAAGCTACTCAGTACTTGTATGGTGATGATGCTTCTGGGTACGTTAAAGAGATACTAACTGGCACGGATGACTTTGGTAGTGGGGTAACTGGAACCATTAGGGTTAGATCTGAGGACTACAAACTAGGGTATATCTACAAGAAGATAAAGACCATCGATATGATGTTCCGCCAGCCTACTGGTACTATCACTATGAACCTTATTGTAGACGGGGTTACTACTGCTAAGACTATCTCTGTTACGACTGTAAGCCCTTTGGTTAACTGGGGACACTACACACTGACAGATTTCACGTTTGCTGATTCTATTGGTACTGGTGTGAGTGCTCAGGATGAGAACCTTTTGAGAACAATGAAGAATATAAACATTGAGGGTAGGTCGTTTTTACTGGAGTTTAAGAACAACTCTGCCGGAGCGTTTACTTTACTACAAACCCATACAACTGCTAAGCCAAGAAGTCAGAATTACAGACAGAGTGGAGACGTCGTTAGTTGACACGAAAAGAGAATTAAAGGAAAAAGTATATATGGCAAATAAATACGTTGGACCATATTCACCAGAAGCATACGATGCCGCTAACATTATGTCGCAGGGCGGTGCTGGTACTCCTTATACTGCTCCTATAATTCAAGCTGGTCAGAATATTCTGAGTCAACAAGGCGGTAGTGTCTTGGGATTACAAGCCCCCGGTGGTGTTGGTCCTGGTCCTACCAGCGGGTTTCTTTCTACTGCTGGCGCTGCTGGTCCTTCTCAACCTGGTAGTTCTGGTGTTTCTGAAGATGCGGGGTTTGATGAGTCTAAAAGGGCCGAAGAAGAAAGAACAGCCGCAGAATTAGATTCTCTTAATGCTCAATACGACAGAAGTAGCGAACTACTTTCCTCACAATTATCCTCACTAGGAACACAAAAAGAACAGTCTATACAAGGACTTAGTGGTGCTCAAGAAGATTATGAATCCCAGGTTGGTTCTGCTAGGACTGGTTACGAAACACAAACTAAAACTAATATATCTGAAGCGCTTGGTACAGCTAAAGACGTAGAGAAAAGAACTAGGAACATGCTACGTGGGCTTGGTATTCTTAGCTCTAGCGCTGCTGGTGAGCTTTTACAAAGGCCCTATACAGAATTTGATAAACAACGTGCTGGTATGGTTCAAGACTTATCTACCAGAACTAAAGAGCTTGATGACGCTCTAATTAGGGGGAAGAAAGACTTTGTTCTTAAGGTAAAACAGCTTGAAAGTAACTATGCTGATCTTGTAGGCCAGATCCAGATTGATCAAAGGTTTAACCAAAGAGACAAAGCTGCTGCTATTAGAGAGGCCCAGGCATCACTTACTAACAGAATGTCTCAAATTGATACAGAGCAGAGAAACTACCAGAATGAGGTAGCTCAGTACACCGACCAACTAGCTCTTGAATGGTCTCGCCTTGGTTACGACCCAAGTAGGATCAGTAGTGGTACACAGGCTGTTTCTAACACACTAACTGGTACTCAACAGGCAGCTCAGCCACAGCAGGCCGGTATCTACGAAGATGAGGAACGTCAGGGTACCTTCCTCTCCGCCTACTAGCGTTGACACGAAACACATTCCCGCATAATTTAAGACCATGGCTAATTGGTCTCAATGGTATTCTCAAGCATTAAGTAAAGGTAAAGACAAGCTCTCTCAAGCAGGAGATGATTTTGTTGGTTTTACTAACAGAGTAGGCCCTTCAGTGGAATCTTTTATACATGGAGCTACATTTGGTGTAGCTAGTAAACCGGCGGTTACTAAGTTTACTGGAGGATTCGGTAAGCCTGGTAGGGCTCTGGCAACCCCCACAACTAAAGCAGAAAAAACAGTCAGCAGTATAGGCAGGTTTAGTACTGAGATGGCGCTAACACACGTCCTTGCTAAACCCTTTGCAGCTGCTCTGAGTCCAGCTACTAGATTTGCTACAGCCAAACTGGCTCCGAAAGCGGCTGGAACCCTGTCTACCATATGGGTTAAAGGACTTACTTCCGGTATTAAAGGACTTCCGTATACATTTGGGTATGCAACCGCTTCTAGTATAGGGGAATCAGTAATGAAGCCAGAGGATAAAAGGAATATTGGTAGGGATATAGGGATGGATATTGGTATAGATTTGGCCATTGGAACACTTCCTTTGGGATTTCTTATATCTAAAATAAGAAAGCTTGCTCCTGGTAAGGGTTCTAAATTGCTTACTTCTGGAGTAAAGAGTGCTTTAGGGGATGTAAACTTTCTTTCGCCAGAAAGCATTAAGCCAGTAAGAGAGTCTTTAGAGAACGCTTATCAGGATCAGTTGGCTGGGAGACTTTCTAAAACAGAATTACCTATCTTGGTAGATAAGGCTGGAAATATTTTAGACGGGCATGGTAGATATTTAGAGGCCCTTTCCCGTGGTGATACTACCATACCAGTGACCAGGAATGAAAGCACATATAGACAATTGGCCGAGAAGTTTGTTGAGCAGCCTAGAGATGCTGTTGGTAGGTATGACTTTAAACAGTTCGGGTTTTTGGGTGGAAAGGTAGATCCAGAAATAGAGAAGGTTATTAATGTAGGTAGGAAAGAGATAGGCTCTTCCGTTAGACAAGATAAACGCTCTGTACGCAAGGTGTTTGATGATCTGTATACCCATTGGGTAGATAGGTACAATCCAGTGGTTAAGGCTTCTCAGTTTGTGAAGAAAGCTGCTAAAAGTAAAGGCGTCAGTGTGCCGTCATTTGCTGATCCAGAGTACCTAGTAAGAAGGCTATCTGGAGCTGGTAGCATAGCTGACCAGAGGTTTAAGTCTCAACTTGATCCCATACTCAAACAAATGGAAGGTCTTAACATTGCCAAGAGTGATATGGATGTTTACTTGGCTAATAAGAGAATAGCTGCCTTTGGCCGTATAGGTAGAGATATAAAGGGAGCAGATCCAGAACAAGCTACCAAGATAATCGATGCCCTAGAAACTAAGTATGGACCAGAGATCGGTGAACTAGCCGAGAAGTTTTATAAATATCAGGACGAAGGATTCAGTGAGATTGCTGAAGCTGGGTTCCTTTCTCCAGAGGTTGCTTTAGATATAAAGGCTAAGAACCCAGATTACGCCCCCCTTAACAGGGTTATGGATGAAATGGATGACTACCTTGGTGTGCCTACTAGGAAGCTAATGCAGGGAACCCAGCCCATCCAGAAGATAAAGGGGTCTGAGAAGCAAATAATATCTCCTGTTGAATCAATAATAGGTAATACTTTCTCCCAAAGAGCGGCTATAGAGAAGAACAGGGTAGCCCAGGCTATTGTTGGCCTTAATGATGTTGTTGATATGGGATTTAAACAGGTACAGAAATCTGGTCCCGACACCATTACTGTGTGGAGGGGTGGCCAGAAAGAATACTGGAACGTTGGCAAAGACATAGCTGATACTGCTAAAGGGGTAAACGAAGAGTCTATGAACACCCTTCTTAAAATACTCCAAGCGCCTGCTTCTATCCTTAGACAAGGGGCCACGGGTAGAAACCCAGAGTTTATGATACCTAACATCGTTCGTGACCAATTAGATGCTGGTATTACCTCTAAATATGGGTATGTGCCTTTTGTTGATTATACTCGTGGCCTGGTAGAGATGCTTAAAAACACATCAAACAGAAGGCTTGGCACCCAGTTTAACGATGATATATACAAGACTTGGGCTAATTCAGGAGCCTCAATAGATCTGGGAGAGATGTCCGGGCGCAAGTCTATTAGTAAATTGTTTGACGAAAAGAAGTCTAAGAAGAAGCTTACTAAGTGGATCACTGATGTTCTAGACGTGTCCGGTAAGTACTCAGAACAGCCTACTAGGATTGGGTTATTCAAGAAAGCTTACAAGAAAACCGGAGATCCTCTGATAGCTGCTATGGAATCAAGAGACGCTACAGTAGACTTCGCCCGCATGGGGTCTAAGATGAAGACCGCTAACTCTATCATACCTTTCTTGAACGTAGGGTTACAGGGATTTAACAAGCTTATTAGAGCTGTTAAGGATGAACCAGCTAAAGTTTTATTTAACATGGGACTGTATGGAGCAGCTCCTGCAGCAGCCTTTACTTTGTATAATTTAAGAGACCACGAAGAAGAATATAAAGAGATACCCCAGTACGAAAAGGATAATAACTTTGTTCTAGTAAAAGGTAGAAATAAGGACGGGACTGTTGACTACCTTACCTTTCCTAAGGGGCATATGTTACCTGTAGCCTCTAATCCTGTACAATCATTCATTGAATATTTGCATGGTGTTGATGACCAGTCTTTCCAGGAGATGGCTACTAGCGTTATATCTGGGGTCCTACCAGTACTAGGAGAGGGGTCTACTGCTAAAGAGGTTGGAATCAAAACCCTGGGCAGTAACCTACCACAAGCAATAAAGCCTATCACAGAGAACCTAATAAACAAATCATTCTTTAAATATGACGAGGGGAGGGAGGAAGCTAGAGAGATTGTCCCTAGTTACCTGAAGAATAAGCCAGCTTACGAACAAACATACCCATTTACTCCACAAATGTACCAAACAGTAGGTAAGGTGTTTAACGTGTCTCCGCTGCAGGTTAAGAACATGCTAGAGGGGTACTTTGCTGGTTACGCAAAGATACCTGCCCAAGTGATTGAGATGGTGTACAAGGCTTCGGAAGGGGAAGAGATAACCCCTAACGACAGGACTTTGCTGAGAAGGTTTATAAAACAAACCTATCCTAGCAGTGGTGTTAAGTTTATTCCTAAAGAGGAGGCTGAGGTACCAGGACTTACTGACAGGCTGTTTCCTAAGGCTGGTGCTGCTGAAAAGGCCCCTGAACCCGAAGAAGCTCCAGAAGACCGTGAAGATAGGCTAGTTAAACTGTGGAAAGAACAGGGTGGGGCTGGGTATGTTAATAACAAGATAGTTTGGATAGATGAAAAGGGTAGAAAAGATAGCATAGACTTTAGTAAATACGAAGACGGAGTTACTGGTTTAGAGAAGAATTCGTTAGAGACTCAAAAAAAGAACGACGCTAGAGACCTATTTAAAAGCAATTCTACTGAAGATATCAAAAAGTTTGGTTTCGAAAAGCTAGGCATTAGTAAAGAAGATGCTGGGTATGATGTGGCTGCTCACTACCCCTCAGACGCTAAGATTGGGTACTACACAGATAGGTCCAGAACTATGGATCATGACGCTCTAGTAGAAGAGTTGATAGAGGGTAGGAAGAAATCCATCTCTGGTAGGTACCTAGTAAACGAGAGCACCCTGACCGGCCTTAGAGACGCTGGGATACTTTCTTGGGATGAGTGGAGGTCTATTAAGGATATAAAGGTAGATAGCAAAGGTAAGGTAGTTAAAAAGTCTTTGTCTAAAAAGGCTAAGAAACCAAAGAGAGCCAAGAAGCTGCCAACACCCAAGGCTAAGGCTGTTACGTTCAAGAGAGACCTAAAGACTAGGAAACCTAAGAAGATAACTCAGAAGAAATATAAATTAAAAGAGGTTAGTCTGGAACCGCTCCGATTGACACGAAAATGAAAGGACAATAGGGTGACAATATGGCAAGAGATACATTAACATACGCATCAGGTAATTCAGCTAGTACAACACTGAGTTCATCCGTTTCTAATTCAGATACGGCTATGCCACTAACCTCTGATACTAACTTCGCTGCACAGAGCGGTGAGGGTATGGTTATCATTGATGAGGGCACAGCTTCTGAAGAGCTTGCTTATGCAACTACTAAGGCCGGAGCTTCTTTAACAACCCCACTAGCTAATAGGGGGTTAGAGAGCACCTCAGCAGCAGCACACGATGCAGGTGCTACTGTTAAAGGTATCCTCTCAGCTGGTATGTGGAACGATCTTATTGATTCTATGAGTAATGTACTGTCTAAGACTGATGGTACTTTGGATACTACTAAAGTTGTAGACCTGACCACAGCTCAGACACTGACTAATAAATCTTTGACCTCTCCAACAGTAACCGCTTCTGGTACTGATAATGGTATAACCGTAACTAACGCTGGTACTGGTGACGGAATATTCATTGACCAAAACGGAGCTGGTAGGGCAATAGAGATAGACTCACAATCAGCTTCTACTGAGGGTATATACCTTAGCCAGAACATTACCACGGATAACAAGGCTTGGATCAACTGTTTTGATGATTCAAAGACTCAGTTTGCTGCTGTATATACAGACAAAGTAACATCAAACGCCATGTTTAGGCTTGGTACTTCAAGAATATGGGTTGATTCCACCGGCGATTTGAGAATAAAGACTGGTTCTAACCCGGCAAACGATACAGATGGAGACTTAGTAGGGACACAGTCATAATGGCAGCAAACAACGGAACCATAAAATTTAGGGTGGAGAAGCTAGAGAGGTGTTATGACAAAATAGACGCCAAAATGGATCTCGTACTGACTAACCACCTACCCCACATAAACGAGGAGCTGGTTAAAGTGCGCTCCGAGATTAAAGAGAACAGAGTAAAGCTAGGTGTGATTATTGGTGTGTTTACCGGTATTTTTTCTCTTTTAGTACAACTCGCTTTTAAATTCATATAAATGACAATAACCTGGAAAGGTTCCCCTAATTTCAATAAAGGTAGAGGTAGTAACGAAATCGAGAAGATCGTGATTCATTGGTTTGGCATTGGTACCCTAGAGAGTGCTAATAATAGGTTCCAGAATCCTGATGCCGATGTTTCTGCCCATTATGGTATCTCAGGGAGTAAGGTGTGGCAGTGGGTTAAAGACGAGGACACAGCCTGGCACGCAGGTAATTTTAAAGTTAATCAGCAGAGTATTGGTATCGAGCATGATGCTACCACTACTAAAGAGATGTCTGCTGAGACTTACAGAACATCTGCTCAGTTGGTTCATGATTTATGTATTAAATACGACATTCCGTTTAGCAGAGACTACATAGTTGGACACAACGAATCATCTGCTACACAGTGTCCTGGAACGATTGATATAGATAAGATTATTAGAATGGCCTGGAAAGGGGAGGAAGAGATGGATGATTGTACATTCGAGTTTGTTGATCCAGAAGACGACGACCACAAAATAAGAGATGGCGAATGGCTTAAGAAACATTATGTGGATGCTAAAGAAAGAATTGTCGGTCTTAAAGAGATTATTGTTGGCAAAGAAAACGAAATAGAACTTCTAGAGGATCAGATAAAAGCTGACGCCGAAAAGTTTCTAGAGCTAAGTAATTTCATAGAAGGACAAGATAAAAACCACAAGAAAGAGTTGGCTGATAAGGCCGCTCAGATAAAAAGCCTAGAAGACAGGGTAGAGAGCCACCTAATACAGAAAGAAGAGCTTAGAAAGGCTCTGGCGGCCTCTGAGGAGGAATTAGAAACGACCTTCAAGGTGTGCGAAGATGATAAAAGTGTTATAAGGGAGAAAAGGTTACTTGAATTTGATTTTTGGGTGCTAGTAGTACATTTGATTAAAAGACTCATTCTAAGGAGGTGATGGTAGATGAAAGTATTAAACAAAATAGACGGCTATAAGACTTACGTTCTTATTGTTATAGGAGCTATTGTAATCGGTTTGAAAGAACTTGGCTACATCACTCCTGAACTTTACACGATCTTAACCCCGTTGGTAGCTTTACTAACAGCTGGTGCAATTAGGCACGGAATTAGTAAATAGTCTACGACAGCCCATCTACGGGTGGGTTGTAGTAGGAGAGGAACGGGAAAAGCAAGCGATCACGCTTCTTGTGCGTTGGATAGGGTCCGAGTTAAGTCTCAGAACCGATGCCAAGCCATAGCGTACCCGTAAGAACAGCCCGTTCCTCTCTGTAGTACCTTCACAGCCGCTGATAATACATTAAGGAGAGACCGAGATGTCTTATCAATCAAGCCTGTTCCGCTTTTCTTGCTCGCCTGTTTCGTAGACGGAAGAAGAAGTACAAGCCCGTACGAGAAGAACCACGCTGGATTTGCCCGAAGTGCCACAACACCAATCGGGACTCCCGGATGGTGTGTCGTGTGTGCTTTTGGTCCAGGCTACCATAAAGGAGGTAACCATGGACGACGAAGACGAGAAGAAGGACAAGGTTTATACCGACGACGCCCTGGAGGCCATGCAGGCTTCTATCGAGAAAGGCGTCGCAAAGCTGAGGCCTACGGTCTACAAGCCCGGCGTCGCCAAGTACGGCGAAGGGGACGAGGAGATCATGTGCGTACTGGTAAGTGACCTGCAGTTTGGTCACAAGACTCCCAGTACCACGATCCGCATCATCCACAACCGGATGGACCGGTTCGTCAAGGGCGTCATACGCCTCGCTCAGCTGCATAAGAAGATGTACCCCGTCAAGAAGCTATACGTGTTCATGATGGGTGACTACGTCCAGAACCTACCGCCGTGGTACATGAACTTCGCCGACATGGAGAAGTCTCTGTTCGCACAGGTCTATGACCACGCAATCCCGGCACTGTCGGGAATGCTGCAAGCATGGGCCGAGGAGTTCGAGGAGGTCAAGGTCATCGCTGTTCGTGGTAATCACGGACGACAAGGTGGCAAGATGGGTGACGACGATTTCAACATCGACACGATCATCCATCTCACGTTGGAGATGATGCTGGCCGGTGACAAGAGGATCACCTGGCAGCACGACCCCACTACCTGGTGGCAGAAGACGCAGGTGTTCAACACGAACATTCTGTCTGTCCACGGCAACCAGTGGAAGGGCTGGATGAACATCCCTTGGTACGGCGCCACCCAGCGAGCAATGCGCTGGCAAGGTTCCCTGCCTGGGAAGGACTTCGACGTCATGGTGTTCGGCCACTGGCATGTGCCGCACATGAGCGACTGGAACGATGTGGAGCTTATCTGCAACGGCTGTTTCGTCTCTGACGACCAGTTCACTGTGGAACAGCTCGGCATGGCATCTAAGACCCGACAGGTCGTGTTCGGCGTGCATCCCCGCAAGGGCATCACGTTCCGATACAAGGTCAACCTCGACAAGTAAGGAGGTGATTGTGTCTCCGCCACCAGTGGTTACAGATCCTGGGGCGGTTGATCGGATCTGTGACTTTATGAACAAGGTTTGGTTCTTGGAAGCAGATACTGCTCAGTTTCATTTTGAGCAGGACGACGACACTCTCCATGTCGTGGTGATAGATTCCCATGGGGTAGGCTATCACTACATATGGTTGTGGTGTGGTGACGATTGGTTTCTGTATCGGTTTCTAGTAATACTGGACGCTGATGACTACGAAGGGAGGTTGGACGATGAAGACTCCAGCCCCGACGATCAATGTGGTTAGTGATGCTTTGAGTGTCCTTGCCCACATCATCGAGAAGAT